TGGCTGAGGTCCGCTGCCGAACAGCGGGGACTCGGCGTTCTCGAGCATGGCATTGACGTTGGCGAGCTTCTGCTTGGCAGCGCCGTAGGTGTCGGTGATGTTCGGGATGTCGTTCTGCACCGCCAGCTTGATCTCGGCCTCGGTCATACGGAAACTCTTGGACCCAGCCATCGCACGCAGGTTGCGGATCGCCGCTGCACGCCACGAGTTGAACGCCGCGCGCTGGTCACTGGTCTGGAAAAGTTGGGAAAATTTGATTCCGGGGAGTCGCGCCACACGGTCCGCCGCCCCCTTGGGGAGCAACGAATCCAACTGGCCCATGATGCTGTTGTTGTTCTTGCGAGCGGTGGCGATGTCACGAATCTGCGCCACCTCGTCCCCCTTGAACAGCGGGACACCCTTGGACGCGGCGTATTGCGCTGCCATCTGGGCGTCCTTGCCGGTCAGGTTGGATGCGTCCAGATAGGACTTCCCGGTGGTGGTCGACTTGATGTACTTGTCCAGCCAGTCTGGACTGCCTCCGCCACCCGTAGACGAGATGCTCGCAGCCCCGAGCCGTGCTTGTGCATTGGTCTGCGCCACGTTCTCGCGTGAACTGCCAGCGATGTTCGCAGCCTGGATCCTCGCCAGCACGTCGCGCTGGTTCTTCAGGTCGTCGAGGATGAACTGCTGGTTGTGGTACTCCTCGAGCATCTTCTTCTCCAGCATCCGCTGCTTCTCCGCCTGCTCCTGCTGCCCGGCCTGCTGGAACATGTCGGCCTTCTGGGCGTAGATCGACCCGAGCGCCTTCAGGTTCTCCATCCGCGCCTGCATCAACTGGGCGTGCTCCTCCAACTGCCGCTGCGCCGCGTGGTGCGCGTAGTCCGGGTTGCGGCTCAGGATGGACGCCGCGTTGCCGAGCCCCTGTCCCACGGCGTCGAGTGCCGGGTTGGTCTGTGGCATCGGTGCCTGAGCCGCCTGCTGGTACGCCCCACCGGCCTGCTGGGCTGCCTCGCCGGCTGCCTTGGTACGGGCGGCAAGCGCCTGCGCCTGCTGCTGAGCTATGGCATCGGTGGAACTGTTGCCCACCATCCCGTGCAGCGTCTGGAGCATCGGGGCGAGAGAGGCAAGCAACTGCGGGTCGATCACCCCTCCGCCGAAGTCAGAAGTCATGTCGGCCTCCTAGAGCTGGCCGTAGGTTGGCACCATGCCACCGAACGGATTGGGGCCTTGAGCAGCCTGTTGGGGCTGTTCCGTGCCGAAGGTCTTCGGGTACTTGTTCTTGAGATAGGCTTGCAGATAGGGGGCGAAGGCATCAAGGCCGCCGCCCAGGAACTGCCGCGTCTGGCTCGGACCCGCCGTCCCGGTCAGCGCCGCGATCTGCTGCTTCAGGGTCTCCATCGCCTGGTTCTGCGCGAAGCCGTAGCCCGCCGCGTGCAACGCCGACTGCTGCCCGCCGACGATGCTCGGCGTGATGCTGTTCATCAGCGCCCCGGTGCCGGAACTGCCATAGCCTCCCGCCCCGACCCGCTGGGCGAGCTGCCCCTGCACCGCGTTGGCGCCGCCGGCGATGTTCCCCTGCGCCTGCTGGAACGCCGGACTCGCCAGGAACTGCTGATAGAAGCGGTTGGTGCTCTGCCCCTGCGCGTCGGGAGACAGCAGCCGCATAATCTGGTCGCGCAACTGCTTCTGCGGGTCGCCACCGAACAGCGCCGACAGACCGGCAGGACCGAACGACGTGAGAAGCGGGATCATCCATGCCATCTGTGCCTCCTAGATTCCAAGTCCTAGAACCCTGACCGACAGCGCGTACTTGGCGGTTCCATAAATCCCAGTATGTGTTACAGCGTAGGTGATATTACCACTTGCGCGCTTGAGGAACACCGACCCACCAGCCCTGCCAGTCGCCGTCAGAGCCAGCGGGAACGTGCCGTTGCTGGCGACCACGTTCGCCGTCGTGGCACCCACCGTGTCCGTCCATCCGATCGTCACCGTGATGTTCCCAGCCGTCGCGTCAGCCGTGGTACACATGGCGAACACCTGCACCTCGTACATGCCGGTGTTGGTGATTCCCAGCGTCAGGGCCGTCGCACCGATGTCCGCTCCTTGGGCAGTCAGATTCACCGAGGTTGCGGAGTTGATCGCCTTGTTGGTTAGCGTCGTCGCGTTCGTTGTGCTGACAAGTGTCCCTCCTCCAGTTGGAATTTGAAGAGTACTTGATCCAGATAGAGCAGGGAATTGGATTGACATGAAGTTGGCTGAGTTAGAAACATCTACAACTCGTATCAGTTCGTCAGTACTAGCGTTAGGATCGAGTATCGTGATGTATGTTCCAGCAGTATTGACATCGAACGTCGGGCTCGCCGTGAACGTCTTGACCCCGCTGATCGTCTGGGCAACTTCCAGCAGGTCGGGCGTTCCACTCGCGGCAGGGATCGTCCAGATGTAGTCCGTCGTATGGTTCGCCAGCAGCGTCATGTCGAAGCACAGCGGGCCGTCTACACTTGTGTCAAACGCCACGCCCTTGGTCGTCCCTGCCGGAGCGTACTGTGCGAATACCGCTCCGCTTCCGCCAACGGCTCCCAACCCGGCGCTCCCTGATCCGTTTCCTATCCCAGTCGTGTAGGAAACAAATCTTCCATTCCAGGTGATCTGGGCTACGTCAGCGGTGTTCCTCTGAACATACAAGCATGATGTCGAGTTCGTATTGGACCAAGTAGAAGTCAACAGCAAAGCAACTGGTGTGGTCCCGACGTTGTCGTTGATTACAGACAACACTGTTCCAGATGCACCCTTCATGGTGAAGATAGGATTGGTTGCCGATTTCACGTCAAGGTAGTCGTAGGACCCGGTCGAGTTCTGTACCTTGAAGAACGACTCCGCAGCAGCAACACCACTGCGAGGACGGATCGCCAGAACCTCGTTCGCCCCGGTTCCACCGATGACCGTCTGCCCGCCAGAGCGGCCCGGCATGAACAGGTACTGGCTCAGGTCCACCGTGGGGTTGATGACCTGTCCCGACGTGGTCTTGCCCTGGTCCAGGTTCTTGAACCCGAAGCTGGTGTCACGCAGGTAGTAGTCCAGGTTGGCAAGCAACTGCTTCAGGCGCGACGTGAACGCCGGGTGCTCCGGCTCCGGCAACGCCTGATAGTCGATGCCCGTGAAGTCTCTCACCGCCCGCTGTCCTCCTGCCCGAACGTCTGCGCGTCGATCACCAGATACTCCTGGGCATACGCCGAGGCCGATACCATCGCACTCACCCGCAGTCCCTCCGCCATCTGGCGGAAGTTCACCTTGTGCAGACGCTGCCCGCCAAGCGAGATGGTCTTCGCCCCGCCCTGCGACTCGCCGCTGTCGTTGGTCTTGGTGTACATCGGCGTGTAACTCACCGTCGTCGTCGGGGCCAGCGAGTAGGTCGGCACGTAGCCGTACAACTCCTGCGCCTCCCACTCACCGCCCGGCTCGTTCAGGTACATCCGGCGCGTCTTGAAACTCATGTTGGGATCCTGCGCCGGGAACGTCGAGCCACTGGACTCCACGTACACCCACCCGCCACCAGCCGCCGTGGCGACACCGCCGAGACCATTGAAGTCTCCGCCGTATCCCAGATACACCTGCTGGCTGCCGTCCGCCGATGGCGCCGCCCACGCCGACTTGAGTTCTCCGTGGACGTTGTTCGCCAGGTCGTAGTTCCGCATGTGGATCAGGCCGCCAACCTTGGGCTTGTAACCGTTGTACGGGTCACCCTGGAGGTGGCTCTGGTGGTAGCACAGCGGCAGGCACATGTACTTCTCCGCACCGTAGGAATCGTTGCGGAAGTAGTACAGCAACTGGTGCCGGTCCCTGTCGTTCACCAGCGCGATCGGCGTGTACGTGCTGCCGTCGCGCGGAGAGATCGTGGTCCAATCCAGGCCGTCCGTCAGGGTCTTGAAGCTGAACCCGTCCGTCATGTGGATGCCCTGGTTGGACACCCACGCCGCCAGCTCGGGCTGGTTCACCATGCTGAAGGTGCAGACGCACATGTTGTTCACCGCACCGTAGGTCTTGCTGATGGCCTCGATCGCCTTGCCGCGGTCGAAGCTGGCGTCCCGCTCGCTCGGCAGGTAGTTCGCTCGCCAGGTGCTCGAGTCGAGCCACACCACCAGGCGCCCGTTGACGTTCTTGATGCAGCGCACGTTGTCGTTCTCGCGCGTCTGGAAGTCGATGTAGTAGGTGCTCGGGAACGACTCGGGCAGCCCGGCGTAGGAGTAGCGCACCGTGCTCGGGCTGTTCACGTCGTTCACCACCAGCTGGTCCTGGAACATGTCCCCGGTGTTGGAGGTGGGCGGAGGACCATGCTTGCCAACCTGCGCCGAGGTGTCACCGAAGACGTAGACCACCTGCGGGAACTGGACTGTGCTGCCACCGTTCACACCGCCGTAGGTCACTGTCATCTTGATGTAGTCGAGGAACAGGCAGGTGTTCTGGATGAAGGTGTAGATCACCGCCATGATGCCGGTGCGATTGTTGGCAGCAAAGTCGGTGCTGGTGAACGTCTTCGAGTTTGACGGGACCCACGTATCGGTGTTGTTGCCGAAGGTAATCACCTGACCTGGCGCAGCCGTAGTGGCCGTGAGGTACGCTCCCTTGGAAGCCACTACTGCCCCAGCCCACGACCCACCGCCGAATCCACCACCAACTGGGCTACCGAAGTCTCCGTTGACAGGGTTGCGCGGAGCACCAATGGTCATCTGGATAGGAAGTCCATTGGCAGGAACCCCGGCACCGCTACAGTGGCCTTTGATCTCCACCTGGATACCGGCGATGTTGCCAACGAAGCCAGCCCCGGAGTTGAAGATAAAGCTATCGACAGCCTGCCACTTGCCGCCCGACCCACCAGGTACCGCCATCGTGCCATAGATGCCGTCTGCCGCTGTCAGCGTGCTGGCCTGAGCGGCCATGTCCGAGTACAGGAAGTTGCTTGCGTTCCACGTGGTCGGAAGCGCTGATGCCGATGCCGTCGTGCCCGCAGCTCCGATGCTGTCCACGAACGATGTCAGCGCCGTGGACATGCCGAAGTCGGTACCCAACTGGAACCCAGCCGGGAATAGGGTCTGGCTCGCGGAAGCCTTGGCCGCAGATCGGTACACGCGCCAATGAGTCGCCAGCGCCGTGTTCCTGACCGCTGGGAATCGCACCGTGGGGACAACGCTGGTTGCGGATACGAAGACGGTCGCCGGGTTGCCGCTGAACGTGCCCTCCAACTCCAGCGGCCTGCCGTCAGCCGTCATCTTCGCAACCTCGGTCAGCCAGTACTCGTAGTACCCGGTCGTCGTGCTCGAGAACACACCGCCGCCAGCCGTCGTGGCGGACGGGGTGGACACCACCGGGAGCATCCCGTGCTGTCGGTAGGTGATCGGGGTACCAGCAGAGGCCGACGCCATGTAGGCCACCTGGTTGCTGTTGACCGCCGTGGCGCTGCCGGTGAGGCTGCTGGTGTTGGCCCCGGTGAACAGGAAGAAGCGGTTCTGGTACTGCACCGCCTCGAGCGTCGTGCCTCCACCCACCCCAGTGCCCAGAGCCCAGGTGCCCGTCTGGGCACTCACCACCGACTGGTAGATGTTCCCACCGCTCGCCAGGCAGTACAGGTAGTGGTCGCCGTTGTCGTACTGGGCGTCACGCAGCCCCAGCAGGTCCACGGCGGTAGCCGATACCTGTCCGTACCGCGCACGGCCCCGGGCCTTCTGCAAGGACCCGGGACCGGGGAGGTAGTGGCAGTTGCGAGCCTCGGACAGTTCTCCTGGCTTCAGCTCCGCAGGGTCATTGATGTTGACCACACCACCGCTAAGCGGCTCTTTGATGCGTGGCATCTATGGCCCCCACTGGTCGAGCGTGTTGCGGACGCTGTTCGGCCCCCATGCCGGGTTGTAGTTGTAGTGGCCGGGGCTGAACATCAGGTCCTCGTCCGGCTGGCGGATCTGGTCCGACAGCATCTTCTTGACGCCCTCCTGAGCGAACGCCAGCCAGGTCGCCGCCTGCTGCGACCTGCCCTCGCCCTTGTCGGTCAGGAAGTGCCACTTGGCCCACGCGATCATGTAGGGCTCGTAGTCCTGCGGGATATCGAGGAAGTTGCTGTCCCCCGAGGTCGACGCCACGAACATGCGCCGGTAGTAGCGCATCCCCATCGCGTCGGCGTACCCGGGCGCCGGCAGCAGTTTCACCTTGCTGCGCGAGGCGATCGGGCTCACGTCGTACCCCACCGGGGTCCCAGCCACGAACTCGGTGTTGGTGATGCTGCGCTCGTAGAAGCGCCTGCCGATGGGTCGCAGCGTCGAGCCGTTGGTGTACATGCGGATCGAGTACATGCGCCGGTAGTCCGCTGGCACCGGGTACATGTCACGCAGGATCTGCTGGTCGAGTCCGGTTGGGGTGTTCCCGTAGCTGGCAAGGGTCGCCACGCTGATGCCGACCAGTGTGGCAGCGGTGGCCGTCACGCGGCAGTCGACGCTGATCCCGGGACCGGCGATCAGGTCGTCAATCAGCACCCCGTGGCCAGCGATCGCGGTGGCCGACGTGATGCCGGATGTCGCTGTCAGGTTGACGGTGAACGGAGCCCAGATGTATTGAGGCGGGGCCTCCTGGATCATGTAGTCCCAGTTCGCCACGGTGTTCATGTGCTCGACCGACGCCTGGTATGACCGGAACGCACGGTTCAGCATCTCGGGATCTGCCGATGCACCGGCAGAATCCGCGATCTCCTGCACCGCCGCTGATGTGGCCTTGCTGCTCTGGTTCAGTAGGGCCATTAGCCCTCCTTGGTAGCCTGCTCCGCCTCCGCTTGCACCGAGTCGAGGAACCGCTTCTCGAACTCCGGCCACTGCTCCTCGGGCATGTGCGGCAGGTCCCGCGGGGCCTCGTCACGCAGATGCTCCAGGAAGTGGATGTACTTGGGAGCGTGCTTGAACGCATCCCGATTATCCTTGATCCAGTCCTTGGCGTTGGATGCCAGCTCGTTACGCAGCCGCTTGTTCTCGATCAGCGTGCTCAGCTTCTCCTCGAACTCCTTGCTGCTGTTGAACAGCAGGCCGGTCTTGCCGTCCTCGATCTCGTCCTTGTAGGGACCCGTCGCCTGCGCCAGCGTCGGAGCGGGGTTCTTCGCCACGCTCGCCTCGTACCACTTGATGGCGCTGCGGCAGCGGTTGAACGGGTCGTCGTGCAGCGGGGCGAGCGAGATGTCCTCGCCCACCATCATGCGGCGCAGCTTGTACTCGTCGTAGGGAGCCCAGTTCTTGAACGTGTAGCGGTCTGCCGGGATCAGTTCCGTCACCCACGGGTACAACTGGCCCCAGATCGTCCAGTGGACCTCGGGGTACTTGCGGGTGATGCGGCCAAGACTGTCGCGCAGCGGGTACCAGTCCTCGTAGTGGGACGCCCCGCCCTGCCACAGGATGTTGATGCGCTTGGGGTCCTTCTTGAGTTCGATCTGCTCGTAGTGGTCGAAGCGGACCAGGTTGGGGAAGATGGCCGTCCGGCTCGGACTCGCATACTTGTATACCGTGTCCTCGACGTGCTTGGTGGTGCAGGAGACGCAGTCCGCCAACTCGATGATCTGCTTGTAGGTCTCGAGGTTGTGGCGGTTACGCATGACATCGAACCCGTTGGCGCCGTCCTTCCACAGGATGCGGCGTTCCCCTTCTCTGACCTCTCCCATCATGTGGCCCGGTGGGATGAGCTCGCCGTCCACGTCGCGGATACCGAGCGTCTTGTACGCTTGGTTGTACGGGCCGACGTGGAAGATGTTGTCGTCGGTCTCGATCACGACGCTGGGCGGGTACTTCCAGTTGCCATCCCGCTTGGACGGGATGAAGCTCCGCGCGGAGCGCAGGTTCTGCAACACCGAGTCCCCGATGGGCTGATACAGGCAGATCACGTCCGACTCGCAGAACGTGCGGACTCGCATGTCCTGGTCGATCCGAGTGTCGTTGGTGTCGACGTGGACACGCACCTTCATCCCGAGTTCGTGGGCGGTCTGGAACGGTACCAGCAGACGGTAGTAGGAAGATGCCGTATGGCCCTGCGGGATGAACGTATAGACGGTTAGCACCGAGCCTCCTTATGAAGCGGGGGCCGAAGCCCCCGCCTCCGGTTGGTTTACTTCTTCAGACCCTTGCCTCCGAACGTCGGCTTGCCACGATTCGGACTGCCGCTGCCCTTGATGGCGTTCAGGCTGAACACCTTCTGGAGCCGCTTGTCCTTCTTCTCGTTGTAGTTGTGCTTCTCCGCGTCCTGCCCACCCTCGGCCAGATTGGAAAGGCCGACCGGGGTGGACAGCGTGCCGGCGTTGTCGTTGCTCAGCTTCACACGACGGCTCTTGACACTGCGCTTCGCCATTTCTACCTCCTAGCTATCCCACGAGTCGCCGTATGGCTTCTTCGAGTCGCCAGCGGCGCCGTAGGTCTTCTTGGGTTTCACGATCTTCTTGCCCTTGCGAGGCTTCGGCTCGTACTGCTCGTACTCCTCGTCAGGATCTTTGGGGTCAGGCTCCGGCTCACGCTTCTTCATCTTCGGCCTCTTCATAGCGGTTCTCCGCCAATGGTCGGGATCTCGTTGAATCCGTGGAACAGACCGTCACCAGCCACCTGAGCCCTGCGCCGGTCATAGGTGCAGTACTCCTTGTGCTGGTCGAGGAACTTGTAGAACCGCTTCTTGCCACCCTGCGCCAGGAACTCGGGATCGAGCACCTGGGCAAGGTCAAGCAGCGGGCCGACGAAGCTGGCGACCCGGACGAACCCGTCAGAACGTGAGATACGCTTCACGTCATCGGCGGTGTACGAGTCCTCACGAAGTTCCTTGATGGCATCGAACCTGTCCGCGAAGGCCGGGTTCTCCACCATCTTGTCTGCGATCAGATCCAACGCAGGCTCGGCATTGGGGGTGATGAAGAAACTCATCTGCCACCTCGAGTTGGCCTGGAACCAGGCTTTCCGGGATAAGGGTCTCCCTTGGGACCGCTGTCCCGGGCCGAACCGCGGGTATCCGCTCCCGGCGACTTCACCGTCAGCGAGTTGCCCGAGGTCTGGTTGTTGCCCGGGAACGGGTCCTGGGTAGTGCTGGGATCGGTTGGGCTCTCCCGGTGCCGGTACCCGACCGACTCCAGAGTCGTGTCGAAACCCTCGATCTTGTTCGGGTCCCAACCCTGTGCCCTGGAGATGATCTGGAGCGACCGGGAACTATTGTTGGCTCTACCCATCGTGCCTCCTGTGGGGAGGGGGCCGAAGCCCCCGCCCCCGCTAGGACTAGTTGCCGACCAGACCCGAAGCGCCGGTGACGGCCGTGACCGCACCCCACGCAGACGGGTGAGTGACTTCCAGCGTCAGCTCCATCAGCACGATGCCACGGGTGTTGTCGCCCTGCTTCCCCATCTCCTTGTGCTGCGGAGGACGGAAGAAGGCGATCTTGCCCATGCTGCGGTCACCGAGGTAGTACGCATACCCCGTGGGGCTGGACGAGCCCATCGGGATGAAGCGGTCGGTGATGACGGCGAACAACTGGTTGAACGGCGACTCGAACACGTCGATGTTCGCCACCAGCCGCTGGTCCGTCGCCGCGATGTTACGCACGTTGATGGCCGAACCGAGGGTCGCGTTGATGAACTGCGCCTTGGTCGCCGGAGCGAGCCACAGCGAGTCCGGCTCCGCGCCGTTGACGAACATCGTCTGCGCCACGTTCATCATGTCCGCGGTCGTGAAGCCAGCACCACCGACACCACTGAGCGTGATCGGGAAGTTGCGGATACCGCCCATGTATGGAGCGGCAGACACAGCACTCGCCTCGATACCCGTGGCCGAGACGGCACCACCAGTACCGGCGCCGGTCGCACGGAAGATCGTGTACTCGCAGTTACGAGCCAGGTTCTTGAACTCCTTCATCACCTGGTGCTCGTACATGTCGCGGATGCCAGCCGGGTTGGCCTGACGCTCACGATCCGACACCACCACGTCACGCCGGAAGATCTGCGTGCCGTTCCACAGACGGGTCGGGTTGGTGAGCTGGTCGCCGTTGAAGTCGACACCGTCAGGAGCGCCAGCCGAGGACACGGCCGTCAGGGTGTCGACCGGCCACGAGTGGACCACGTCACGGGCGCGGATCTTGGGAGCGCCGGAGAAGAACGGAGTCTGGAACGAGTCGAGGATCGTGAGAACGTCAGTCAGATCCTCGTGGTTGATACCAGAGGTCGAACCTCCGAAGAACCCGATGTCGAACGTCGACAGCAGGTTTCCAGGGAGGACATATGAAGCAGGCATTTCTGCCTCCTATCTGTTGTAGAAGTCGTCGCTGATGATCTGCCGCAGCCGGGCCTTGCCGTAGTACTGCGGGTCACCAGTTTCCTGGTAGTGCTTCTTGGCACGGGCGACATCGTCGTTGTCGGAACTGGTGATTCCGCGTGAGTCTCCCGAGCGCGATGATGGGATGGCGGCATCCCGAGCCGACTCCTTCTTGGAGACCTTCTCGGGGGCTGAGTCGCGCCGCGAATCCGTGAACTTCAGCATCGCGTACTCCATCGCAGATTCGGGATCGGCCGAGAACATGCGCTGATACCGGCTCTGGAGTTCGGGGTTCTCACTGACGTACTTCGCCACTTCGGACTCGAACTTCGCGTAATCGGGGTATCGGGCCACCACCGACTGACGAGCCTGCATCCCTTGAGCGATCGGTGCGAACGCCTTCTCGAGCCGCTGGTTGACGTAGGCATCGAGCGCGTTCACGGGGACACCGTAAGTGCTCAACTCCTCGTCGGGGCTGTTGAATCGGGTCGGCACCTGCGGGCGCTGATACTGGTTGAACGTCTGTTCGAGACTGTTCACCTTCTCCGCGATCCGCTTGAGTTCCGCGTCACTCGCCCTTTTGGCGTTGACCAGGTCCTCAACACTCTTGTAGCCCATCAGGTCAGGCTTGGGTTCGCCAGCGCCATTCTCGTCGGGGCTGAACATCCTGCTCGTCAACATGGTTTCTCCTTACTGGGCCGGGTTCGCCGGGCCAGACCCTGTGGCGGCGTCGAGTTCGTCGCGCTGCCGGTTGAGATTCGCCACCGCCAACTCGTTGTCCCAGACAGTGACCATCCACTCGACATCGCGGATGACCGCCCGCAGGACATCGTCGTCCGTGGCGAAATCGCTGCCCTTGAACTCAGCCGCTCGTTCGGAGGGCGTCAGCACAAGAGCCTTCACAGCCATCTGCCCGCGCTTCATCAGCGCAGGCTTCATCACTTCCGTCCATCCCTGCGTTGCCGTCGTCAGGCGCACCGATTCCAGTTGGTCGTTATTGAGCGGCATTGCTCATGGTCCCCATTAGTGAGCCCAGATCGTGCTGGGGCTGGTGGTTCATCAGGCTGGACAGCAACTCGGGATTCAACTGGGACAGAGGGCTCTGGACCTGCTGCGCCACCTGCTGCGGGGCGACGCCGCCTTCCTGAGCCATCATGTTGATCATCGGCACCTGCCGAACCAGCAGGTCGTCCACGTTCTTCAGGTCGAACACCTCGAACATCTGGCGCGCGAAGTTGGCCCAGTTGACCAACTGCACCAGCGCCGGGTTGGCCGACATCATCTGGAGCAGCCCGGTCATGTTCTGCTGCTTGTTGCTCTTGCTGAGCATCTGGGATGCCCCAACCGCGCGTGCGCGGTAATCCGGGACAAGGTCCTCGTGATCAACCGTCACGGGCTGGCTCGGGTAGGGGAGCCCGGTGATCGGGTTGGTCGAGGCCACGGACCCCAGGATTTTCACCTGGTGGGGCATGTCGAGGTAGAGTTTGTCCAGCTCGCGGAAGTCGTCCGCGATCGGCTCCACGAACTGCTCCTCCAGCAGGCGGGCCTCATAGCTCAGGCGCGTCAGCACGTTCTCCTGACGTCCGAGGAACCCGCGGGCCGTCTCGCGGTCGTTCTGCTGGAGGCCCATCACGATGTCGTTGATCCCAGAGCCGAGCTGCATGAACTGCCACAACTGGCCGAGTTCCGTGTACGCCGCCTGCAAGCCCTGCATGTTCGGCACCAGCGGCCGGATGTTGGTGTCGTCGGCCGGGCCGTCCACCAGCAGGATCCTGCCCGCTCGGGTGAACAGGTGTTGCGTGTTCAGGTTCGACTGGTTGCTGGCGATCCACATGGGGTCGATGAGTTGGTCCAGAGCGTCGAGCTTCTGATTCGCAAGCCTGTTCACCGTCTGCTGCATCCCGTAGGCGATCTCCGACTTGCCGACGCCGTCGAAGCTGTAGGGGTCTGGCATCGGGCTATAGGAGCGGAACGGGAGTACCCCGGGGCGGATGCTGGGCTTGTTACGCACCACCACCCGTCCGTTCGCAATGGCGATGCAGCGGTGCCGCACCCCATCGGGCGCGAACTCGATCGGCACCTCTCCGTGCATCTCCCAGATCTCCACCGGCTTGGCGAACTTCTCGCTCTGCCGGGCCATGTAGTCGTACTCGTTGCGGAACATCACGCGCCGCGCCACGAACTCGCCGTGCATGAACCCCTGCAACGGCGTCTGGTCAATCAGCCGCACCGCCTTGGGGTCGAAATAGGGGTTCTCGTGGCTGGCGTCCTCGCGCATGTCGTCGAGGTCAAGCCAGTAGCGGTGGATCACCCACGCCATGTCCTCGACCCGCTTCTTGCCCGGCTGCTGCCAGAAGTCGAGGCGGTCCACCGGCTCCCAGATCGGGCCGTCGAACCATGTCCTGTCGCCGTCGTGGACGACCGGGATGGTGAGGCCGGGGGCTACGGTCTCGCGGGTGGTGTGCTTGCTCTTGCGGGTGATGTTCTTCCACCCCACTCGAGCGATGGCCGTGCCGCATAGGTCCGCCTGGAGCAGGAAGTCGCTGGCGCGGGCCATGCTGTCGCAGTCCTTCATCTGGGCCGAGATGAGGACCTCGTTGCGCTTGGCGCTGTCCGCGTCCTCGGGGGCGTAGCCCTCGAAGGTCACGATCGGCCACGAGCCGAAGGTGGTCTGCACCTTGCGCGCCACGTCCGACTGGATCATGGCAAAGGTGAACGGGACCGTGACGTTGTTGCGGAACTGCGCCGTACGGCCCTGCCAGTAGCCCCGGTAGCTGTTGTACCAGTTCTGGAGCCTGATCAGGATGCCGTGGTTGTAGCGCAGGCTATGCTGCCGGCGCGAGTCAACCAGCTCGATGAACCGTGACGATCCAGGTCCCCGGTTGGGGGTAGACTGGCGCTCGTTGCTGCCGTCCGGCAGTTTACCCTGAGCCATCCTTGGCTCCTTCCTGGGCAGAATCCTTTCTGCCCTTGTCAAGCCCAAATGTTAGGGCTTGCGCTTCTTTGCTGCAACCCGCTTTTCACCGGATAGGATTCGGTAAACGGGTATCTGAGTCGCTCTCCCATCGGTTCTGTACTCGGTTCGCCATCCGAGCACCAGCCGCCCCGCCCGGTGCGCCTCTCCCAGCAGGGTCCGGATCTTCTGGACGGTCATCCCGCTGATGTCGCCCATCTCGCGGCTCGACATGCCGGGGTCGGTGCGCTTCTTGGTCAGCTTGGAGAGCTCGTCCAGCCACTGGTCTACGGTCGGGCCTACCACCCGCGGGTTCATGCTTCCTCCTTGGATCGCTCGAGGCGCCATACCTTCGAGCGGGTGTACAGTTCCTCGTCTCCCTCCCGGATCAGGACTCCCCCGATCTGCGGCTGCGAGAGGCGAGCGCCCGGGATCTTCCAGGTGAAAGGGGTTTTGAGCTGCCACGCCGGGGTGACGACGGCCGTACCATAGCCACGGTTGGTGGGGACTCGAACCTCGATATGTCGGTGACGGTGGGATCGGACCACGACGTGGGGCGGCTCATCACCCCACCGACCGGCTTCCGCAAATGCTTCCACCATTTCCTTATGGACAGCAGTAGCCTCGTAAGCCGCGCTGCCTGTCGTTCCGATGTGGTGGAGGTAATGAGCCAGTCCCCCGTGTGGAAACCGTCGCCAGAGTTCCCAGCGGGCGTGCTGGCCTTCCTCGTTGGGCCTGGAACCGAGCGCCTTGGCGACCGCTTCTTCTGTCTGACCCGACTTGCCGATGTGCGCTTCTGTGCCTCTGACATGGTAGTAGGTCCCCCCAGACTCACGGCTAAGAGCCACCAAAGGCCCAAGGACATCAACAGCGCACCGCACCTGGTCACCCAGATTATGACTGAACTGGTGAACAGAACCATGATGCACCCCGTCTACGGCATCGCCGTTGTGGATCAGGTTGAACGGCTCCCCGCGAGTGACGTGCTTGACCCAGCGCCCGAACTCGTCCCACATGTCGCACAACTGCAACTGCATCCGGCTCGGGAGGTACATGCCGCCGTCGTCCAGCGGAACCCCTTTGCGCGGCACCAGCGCCAGACGATCTCCACAATGCGTGTCCGAGATGACGATGTCCTGCGCCACTTTACTTTTTGACATGGCCCCCCGCCTTTGCGGAGATGGCTCCATGCCACCAGCTCAGCCTTCTCCGGCTTCCCTCGATGCGGTCGCACAGGTGCGACTCGAGCGCCTCCACGATGGCCTCCTCCATGTCACCATAGGATTTCAGCTCCTCGTATAGTTCAAGGTGCAGCAGCTCGTGGATGACCGCGCGTAGCCACGACACCTGCATGGGGTCCAGCTTGATCCTGGCGCGCTCGCCGTTGCCCTCCCAGTGGACGTTGGCTACCGATCCGTCACTGAGGCGTTCCGGCGCAATCTTGAGCGGGTGCTCCCTGATCCGCTTTCGCAGCGCCCGCTCCAGCCTCTCGGTTGTCCAACCCCGCATGGATGGCCCCCTGTATCAGCGCCAGGTGCTCATACTTGTAGAACGCCAGCCAGCACACGGCATGGCGGGCGTCCTTGTACATCATCAGTCCCTTGAAGTTGTCCGTATGTGCGTCGTGTTCGATGTTGAATTCCTCGTCTGACGCATACACGATGTGGGTGGACTTCGCCAACTCCTCGACCACCACGTCCCAATAATAGTGGTAGCACGGAGGATAGGTGAACCATCCAAGCGCCTTGATCCATTCCGCCGTCGCCCACGGGAAATCCATTCTTCCAGATCCCATCGAGTGTGGTGCAATCATCCCGATTTTCATGGGAAATTTCTGTGAGACACCCAGCACCCACTTGTCCCACCCTGGGGTCGTAAACCGGCAGTCGTCCGTGGCGGCCCCGTATACCTCGTACCCTGGATGCGCCTCGATCATCTTGTTCATCGCTGGGGCCGGGCCGATGCGAGGACCGCGCATCACAATGGCGTCCAAGTCTTCGTATGGGAACCAGTCATCGTCGTCGATGTACAGACAGATGTCGGCCTCGGTGCTGGTGTCTCGCACCGACTTGATGAAGGTCGCCAGGGTGTCGGGCCTTCCCCTGGTTGGACACAGCACGAGGATCTTCTTCATGCAGGCTGAAGCAACTCGGCGGCGATGTTCTTCCACTCCGACCGCAGTTCCTTCTCGGTCAGGTTCCACTGCCGGGGACCGAGGTTGCTCCAGATGACCTTGGGGTGCTCCCCGATCGCGTCATGGACCCGGATGCAGGGCACCTTGAGAGCGCCCGCCAGGGCGGCCACGCTCGACCCACAGGCCACCACCAGGTCGCTCGACACCATGATGCGAGCGACGTTCAGGAAGCTGCCGTTGTCCTCGAACTTGCCGAAGGTCGGATGCACCTCCTTGGCCCGACCCAGTTCCGCGGTGGTGCCGACGAACACCTTCTGTCCCGGAAGCTCGTTCTTGACCCGGTTGAGGAACTTCCAGAACCCGGGCACCCCGCTCATGTGGCTGAGGAAGTTGCCGTGCAGGATGGTGCGCTCCTTCTTCTTGACCGGGTTGGGGACGTACAGGCTGCACTCCGAGGCGATCTTGCCGGTGTCGAGGTGCAGCGGGACCTGCTCCAGAGCCTCGAGCGTCAGTTGCCGGCTCGGGAAGCTGCGGAGCCCGAGGTGGTAGACCTCGTTGTTGAGGTAGACATCGTTGTCCATCTCGAAGTCGAACGGCTGGCCGCCGCAGCCGTAGTTCTTGATCCCCGGGATGAATCGGACCTTTTCGACGCAGGGCTGGTTCTTGAATAGGTCTCCCAGCGGCTGGAGCGACTTCTCATCCAGCCACACCTCACACTTGACGTTGTTCTGCTTGCAGTAGTGATGGACGATCGGCCACTGCATGAGGGCGTCACCGATCTTGCCGGGAAACGTGAATACGAGTGCCATTACATGTCCTCCACTGTGATCGAATAGATCTCGTCTGGGTTCAGATACGTGACATAGGCTCCGTCCCCCTTGGTCTCGACGATCTTGTAGACGATCTGAGACGTGGTAGGGGGCGTCACTGACTGCACGTTTTCAACGGTGATGGTCTTGCCATCCAGTTTGGTGAGAACGATGCGCTTCACGTCACACCTCGATCTCGATGTTGGGTAGTGGGAGCACGAACGCCGTCCCCTTGAGGATGGTGTCACGCTCCCGTTTGACGAACTCGTCCTTGAACGCCCACGGCAGCACCAGTGCCGCCTTGGCTCCTGCCTTGCGGAACTCCACCTCGGAGGTAATCGGGATCCAACTGCCCGCCATGCGGAGCCCGTTCTTCTCCGGGTTGCGGTCTGCCGCGGCGATGAACAGGTCGTTGCAGCCAAGGTACTGGAGCAGCACGGTGCCCTTGGTGCTGGCGCCATAGCACCACAGCGGACCAGCGGCGGAGAGAGCGGTCAGCAGGTATCGCATGTTCTCTTTCCAGCGCATGATCCGCATGGCGAACTCGAGCGCCTCGTTGCGAGAGACCCCGAGGTGTTCCCCGATGCTCGGCTTGACGGTGATGTCACAGGAACGCTTGGCCTCGACGCGGATGCTGCCACCGTTCACGTCGTTGTTGCTGACCTTGGTGATGGTCAGACCATGCTCCTCGTACAGTTTGGACAGCACGGGCACGTCGTAGTAGCACAGGTGCTCGTGGCAGATGGAGTCGAAGGCGTTCTGACGCATCATGGTGGGGGCGTCGTTCAACTGGTTGATCCACACCCCGTCCCGGGCCAGCGTGTCGCGGATGTCGTCCAGGAAGCGGCCCGGGTCGTCGAGGTCGTAGAACATGGCGACCGAGGTGATGACGTTGGCGAGGTGGGCTACTTCCGGGTTCTTCTTGAAATAATCGACCACGACCATATCTGCATGTTCTTCAAGGTCATCCGCCAGGTTCTTGGCGGGCTCGAACGCCACCTTGTGGAACTCGTCTGGAACTTTTGAAAGCAGGTAGCCGTCGTTGGCCCCGATGTCGACCCAGACGCCCTTCTTGTGGCTCTTGAGGCCGTCCCCGACCACGCTGATGAGCGCGTTCCTCATCGTCGAGTTGATGCTGCTGCGGTACCAGAACTTGCGGTACAGCAGGTCCGGGTCGGTCGTATGGCGCAGTTGGAGCAGACCGCAGGTCTTGCAGCGGCCCAGCTCGAGCGGGGCGCGGGGCAGGTTGACGTCGATCTCCTTGGTGAAGCGCGGCAGATACTGTTCGCCAAGGTCCAGCACGGTCTCGAGCGACTTGTTGCCGCAGGCGCGGCACCGCTGAACGTAGTAACAGACCTCCGTGTCCATATCAGCTCCTGATGGGTTCGCGTGGCACCTGACTGATCCAGTCGTTGTAGGGCGAATCGTCCCACTCGCTGGTGTCCAGATTGTCCATGTTGAGCGGGATGCTTCCGCGCTCGTAGGGGGCCTTCTGACCGCTGGCTTGCATCCGCTGGTAGAATTCCGGCTGGAAGGCGTCCGAGTGGGCATCGGCGTAGTCGATCGGGGTCCGCTTGTTGACCATGTACTGGCCGATCTTGACCATCTGGTCCGCCAGCTTCTCGATCCCCGGTGCGCCTCGGACGAGCCGGACGTGACCGTCCACCCAGTACCCAGCGGCGTTGACGAGGCGGGTCTCCTTCTTGGTGGATCCGCGCTCGAACTCGAAGTAGGGGGGCATCGGCAGGTTGGCGTCCGCGAAGTAGTTCGCCAACAGTTGCCGCAGGGCTCCCTTGAGTCCGCTGCGGGCGGTCTCGCCCGAGATGCCCTTGATGCGCTTTCCCTGTCTCCGGTACCGCTGCACCATGGCGACGAGCGTGTTGCCGAAGTCCTCCTGACGCCACAGCGGGCTACCCACCACCTCGACCACGAACACGTCCCCCGAGCCATTGACGGTATGACCGTGGACGACGATGACGGTCTCGTCCTTTGCGATCCGCTTCTCTCCATCCGCGAAGGCGATGTCGGTACAGAAGCTGTACTTGAGGGCTCCCCATGGCACATCCTTGGCGTCGATGTAGCATTGGTTCACCTGGTCTTTGGTGATCGGGTTGAACTCGCTCAGGGCGGGGTCGTTCATCACCTGGGCCGCGTATCGGAGCGGGTCGCGGCGCTGGAAGTCGGACAGGCGTCTCTCGGGCCAGACCTTGGGCGTGGTGGGCTTGCCGTCGTCGTCGCGGCCGGCCATGAAGTAGACGTGCCACTTGCCCTCGGGGTCCAGCTTGATGCTGTCGGTCTTCATCCCGCTCAGGGAGACAACCCCCTCGTCCCGGAAGGCGATTCCAAAGTGATCCTGATCGTCGTACCGGGTACCCACCCACACGACCAATCCGTCAGATTGGATAACAGGGAAAAGGGATGTGACCTGCTGGTTGACAGTCTGCAGCCAGTTAGAATCAGACGACATCCGTTCATAAGAAATAGGATCGTCGTAGAAGATGGCATCGGGGTGAGCCCCCACGATGCTAGTTTCGACGGCGAAAGTGCCGAGACTTGGATCTTTCTTGCTGGTATTGCGCCGGGCCGAGTGGACGACCTCTTTGGCCGTCCATACGCGCGAGTCTGACGCCCAGTTCCCGTAGAGCTTCCCGAATAGCGCATAGGGGTCCGAGTCCTCCATGATGGCCTTGATGCCGCCGACGATCTTCATGGCGAGCTGTAGCGATTCGCTGCCGGTGTAGCTCGACAGTTCCGGGTCCCTCAGATGCAACCACGCCTGCCCCGCCTGCGTGACCATGGTGGTCTTGCCCACCTCGCGGTGAACCAGGACGGCGAGGTGCTTCTGCTCGACGATGCCCTGCCTGCGCTTCTCCATCCACTCGTCGACGTGGTGCTGGAACCAGCGTGCGAGAGGCTCATGGACCGAGTATTCGATCCACTTGGTACCCTTGGGATTGACCCCGGCGCCGTAGCAATAGAGGAAGAACGACCAGAAATCGCGCCGGAAGATGTCCTTGAGCAGTTCCACCTCGTTCGCCACGTCCCAGCGCGATGCAGCGGACTCCGCCCGGGTCTTACGATCCGCGCGCGTCCTCGCCGGGACGGTCGAGCGTTCAGGAGACGGTGGAATCGGCAATGACATCGCTGGCGGTCTCCTGTTTGGCGCGGGCGACGGCTTCGGCTTGCTTGCGGTCGATCATCGCCTTCAAGGCGGCGTTCTGGCACCATGCCTGCTGTGCCACCATGCCGCGGCCTGCCGGGTATCCGGGCGGGAATCCAGGCCGCTTCACCTCCGGGAACTTCTTGTACAGGCTCTTGAGGGTTCTGACCTTGGCCGCCATCTCGCGGTCCTCGCTGGTCAGGTCCTTGGAGTCCAGCACCGGGGCATCGAACGGGCTCGCCTTGGTGGTCTTGAACGCCTGGTGGAAGGACAGTTGGGCGATGTGCAACCCCACCCCGTGCAGGATGCGGGAGGTGCGGGCGACCAGTTCCTCCTGCGTCATCGGAGGCGGGATACTGACCGTGGCGGTGTCGGTGGTGGCGAGCATCTTGAGGGCGCGGAATCGGTCTGCTCCGGCGTCCGGGTCCTTGGCGATCTCGGTCACCATGCCCATGATCTCGTCGAGGGTCAGGTGGCTCATGCAGCCCCCTTGAAAGCCGAAGCGAGAGCCAACCATGTTCTCGATGTAGCCAAGGTAGCTGTTGGAGTATATGTTCCTTGTGGAGACACAAGTTTGTACGACATGGAAA